CACAACCATGTTGTCTCTATATTAACCGCTTACTGCATTTTTGAGCATATTATATTTATTTACATCTGTTTTATATAATCTTGCTTGCTCAGTTAAATTAAATGATTCTTTTGCAAATGGATTTTTTTCACCAGCAGCAGTAACAAATTCTGTCTGCACTTTTGTTGTAGTAGCTCCACCGCCTTGAGGTCTAGGGTTTTTCTGTACCCATTGAGGCATATTAGACATAGCCCAATCTTTCACTGGTGTTCTGTTATATCCATCAACAACAACTACTGTTCCATCTGCTTCTCTGGATAGTTGCTCCTTGCTAATGCGAGAAAGCACATATTGGGGATCATGCACCACATCAGCAAGGGCTGTCACTGCTGGTGCTTCAACTTCAAGCTGTCTTTGTCTTGATTCAAGTTCTTGAATCCTTTTATTTTTTGCCTCTTCTGCATCACGATATTGTTGAGCCTGTTTTGCAATTGCTTCGTCATATCTACCCTTTGCCTCAAGCTCTTCTTTTTCTTTCTGCTGTTTAAAAGCAATCAAAGCATCAACATCTACATCTGGAGGTACTGCTTTTGCTGCCTCCTTTGCTTTCTTATAATCATCTAAAATTTCTCTGTTGCTTTTTCTTAATGCCTCAACTTCTGCCACAAGTGCCTTAAAAGATGCTCTTTTATCCTTATCAGCTTGTGATTCTCCTTTTCTTGGCGGTTTATTATCTGCACCTTGCATGCCGAATCTTATAAGTTTTTCTTTGCCTTTTATTTTGACTACAACTGCACCAGCTTTTCCTGACTTATGTCTTGGAGTTTTTATTGGTTTATTTAAACCTTCAAAAACATGACCTCCTTTTTTGATTGTCATTTGCCTTTTCTTCTCATTGCCATGTTATGAGCCTGTGTGAAACTCATGCCCTCTCTCATCTTACGTTTCATATATTCCATGTGAGCCTTTGTATGCCCATGTGTTTCCTGATGCTTCTTAAGAGTGTTCTTTTGTCTGGTAGTTAGTTTCATTTTTTCTTTTTCTTTGGATTTTTAAGTCTATTTTCATGAATGTCAATATCTGCTTTTCTAGCACCTCCATCACCTGTTACAAAACTGCTTACACGACCCATTGACCAAGAACCAACAGAGGTATTTCTTGATCCACTGCTTAAATATGCAGCAACACCTCTTTCATAAACTTTTCTTAAATCTCCTAATGTATATCGACTCCTATCGGCTTTGTTTTTTAAAGCGGTAGTAAGTGCATCTGCTTTAGAAGTTTTTTTAGCGTTTGGTGCTTTTTTTACGCTTTTTCTTTTTTTTGGTGGCATCTTGGGCAACTCGTGATTTGGATACAGCTTTTATATCAATTTTTTCACCACGCTTGTAAGCTTCGGCAGTTCTCTTGATTTCAGCAGCTTTCGCTGCCTTATTCTTTGCTCCAGACAGATATTTTTTTGGTAAACCTGTCTTTTTGTCTTTAGGAACTCGCCTTAGTTTCTTCCTTTTCACTTGTTACCTTTTTAGATTTTTTAGCAGTGGCTTTTGGTTCTTTCTTTGGCTCATCATAGGATTGAACCTTAAATGTATATCCCATTATTTTTTGCCCCCTTTCTTTTTCTTTTTTGACTTTGGTTTCATGGTAGAACCATACCCAACACCTTTAGGCATAACAATAAAAGTAGCTGCTTTTATATTACTTCCTTTTACGTTTCTTAGCTGTTTTCTTTTTACCTACGTTACTTAAAGCAATGGCAACAGCCTGTGATCTTGATTTACCTTCTCTCATAAGCATTCTTATATTTCCAGTGATAGTTTTCTGAGACTTTCCTTTTTTAATTGGCATCTTTATATTTATCAGATAACTCTTTTAATGTTAGCTCTGTTCCATCTTCTCGAATAATTTTTTTTAAGGCATTTGTTGGATTTAATTGTTTATTTCCTCTTTTCGGACTCATTAAAAAATTAAAATATTTTTTCTTTTTTCCTAGAACTTTATCTTGTATATCAGGATTATCTTTCAACCAGTCTGCATAATTTGTATCTTGAGGAACTCGACCAGTTGCACTTGGCCTGGTATTTGGAAAAGCCCTTGCAAAAACATCATCATCTAAAACTGGAACAGTTGTAGATCTGCAATTAAAATGTTGCGGTGGAACTGGCCCTTGATCATATTTAAAAAATTGCCCATCTAACCTTTGACAAATAGAACTTGTCCTTGCATCTAATGTTGCAACATACTGATATTGGCCAGTAATATCTTCATTTGCTGCATAAACAGCTTGACTTGCTGCATTTTGCACTTGATTAACAGTTGTTCTAACGACAGTTTGAATTTGTTTATTTGATAAAAACATTCCTTCAGAATTTTTCAAGGCACTATTTAAAGCGATTGCATTTTGAGGTTTACTATTAAATCTAAGATTTGGCCCTCTTAATCTTTTGGTAATTTTTTGCAACGATTCTCCCTCTAGCACTCCCAGCCTAATTGCTCTTGAAATTCTTGAGGCAGAACTATCCGCCACACCTCTGAATGATTTTTTTACAGTATCACCATTTGGTAATGAAATATCTGATCCTCTTTTTGCTGATAAAGCGAATTGAGCAGATCTGAATACTCCATCTTTGTCACGCAATCGAATTGTTAATTTAGTTGGATCTCTAGTCACAAGGGATTTTGCAAAGTCAGGAGAAACAGCAACAGTATTAACTTGATATTCTCCTTTTGGTATAACTTTTTGTAATTGATCTTGAACAAATCCAACTTGGAACTCTGCTAAATTCTGCATTTCTTCAATCATATAAACAGAGCTTTCATTTTCCCAGCCTTTAAGACTTTCTACCATCTGACTCAATATGGCCTGTAATCTGGCTTGAGAAGCTGGAGTATTACCTTCTACATCCCTAATTTTTCTTAGTACATCTAAAATTACCTCATTAAATTGAGTTGCAATTTGAAATTGAACCTTGTTGCTATATCTGTTTAAGTCAATAGCTTCCCTGTAAAATGCCTCTGGTGTACTCATTCATCATCATCTATAGCTGGTTCCTCTGGTGGTTCCATTTCTACCAACCCTCCGCTTTGCGTACTTTCCATTTCTCCTTCGATATCAAAATCATCTCCGAGAACTTCACCGCTAGATAATTGATTTAATAATGTTTCCTGTGTAATTGTTCCAGCAGTAAACAAGGTTAATAAACTTGTTATCTCTTGAGGCTCAAGCCTTGTAGAAACAAAGTCTCTATTTACAAAGCTGCTGCCAGCGTTTGGTTCGTTGAGATATTCACTATGGAATCTTAAGCAGTTATCAATCAGATCTTGCATTTGTTGAGCAATAACCATCATGGTGCTGTCATTTTGTGAACGGTCAATCCGTTTAGCCTCTGCTGATTCGCCCACTAACTTCTGCCCAAGTACCGCAGCTAATGATAATGTGTTTATTTGTTCTTTAAGATCACCAAGCCTTTGAAACTGACTGTCATAGCTATCTCCTGAGGGGCTTACATATTCAAGCCTTGATTCTGGTGGTAATGCTAAAGCTTCACTTGGGCCAGTAGTTATTTCATCAGCGTTTGGATAACCAAAGACAGCAAGTAAAGGTACAGAACTAATATGCAAAATATTATCCAGGTCTGATTGAATCTGATAATGCTTAAGATTTAATTCTGCTATGTCATACAAGGGACTGCGTGATTCATAAAAACCTACCCTGTTGGAATATGCCACAGCAAACGGAATCTTATCCTTAAGACTCATTTCTCCCTCATCAAATAATTTATATTCACTGTTCTTTTTATCTTTTCTATGAATCTCATACCTACCACGCTCTAAAACTCTTATCTGTTTTACTTGCTTCTCACCATACTTTCCATCAGGTTCTACAACATTCTCCAACAACCTTAACTGTGTAAGCTGTCTTGCACCATCTATAATTTCACTTCTCCACCCAAGTATATTTCTTGGTGAATATGTAACCCAGTAAGGTCTAGTTTTATCTCCTTCTTTCGGTGCATCTACTAAAACACCAACATGACCAAAAGAAATTGCAGTTCTTACTGTCTCGTAAAGCCAAACGTTCAGATCATTGCCCTCTAGGTCAACATCAAAAAGTTGCTCACGAACAAGATCTGAAACATTTTCTAAACGAACTGGCTTTCTCGTAAGCATACCGCTTAACATTTTTTCAATTCTCTGCAAGTAAGGTACAACAGTTGACCTCGAGAGCCGAACGTCATATGAATCATCTGTCTCCCTGCTTTCTTGCGGAAGATATTTTCTATGCTCACTACGAATCTTGTATGTGCCTTCCTTTAAGTCTGTAATCAAATCCCAAAACTGTGCCATCCTTTGATATGCCGCATTTGGTGACTCAACTGTTGATACAGCCTGTGTTATAGGTTGGTTGTAAATATTTAATGAGCTATACACAGTTTT